ATGAAAGAATTTCAAGAGAAATAGATAGTTGCGAAAATATTGATCAAGTTAAAAATATTGCAAAGTCTTTCGTGAAACTTCATTTAAAATATCAAGAAACGGTATCAAGTTTAAATTTTGGTAACTTATGATTGAAAAACATTATAAAGGGAATCCCAACCTCAAAGCAGAAAATGTTCAGATAGAATTTACTGCTGATCAAATTGATGAATATTTAAGGTGCAAAAATGACCCAGTTTATTTTGCAATGAACTATGTCAAAATTGTTTCTCTTGATGAAGGATTGATTCCATTTAAGATGTATGGTTTTCAAAAAAATTTAATTTCAAATTTTCATAATAATCGTTTCAATATTGCAAAACTCCCAAGGCAAACAGGAAAATCGACTACCGTAGTTTCATATTTACTTCATTATGCTTTGTTTAATGACAATATAAGAATTGCAGTTCTTGCAAACAAAGCAGAAACCGCAAGAGAACTTTTAGGAAGACTGCAACTTTCTTATGAAAATTTACCAAAATGGTTACAACAAGGTGTGGGTTCTTGGAATAAAGGTTCTTTGGAACTTGAAAATGGATCTAAAATTGTAGCAGCATCCACATCATCTTCTGCTGTTCGAGGAAATTCTTTTAATATTATTTTCTTGGATGAATTTGCGTTTATTCCAAATCATATTGCGGAACAATTTTTTAGTTCTGTATATCCAACCATTTCTTCCGGTAATACAACAAAAGTCATAATCATCTCTACTCCTAATGGGATGAATATGTTCTATAAACTTTGGCACGATGCTGAAAGAGGGAAGAACGGTTATATTCCATTAGAGGTTCACTGGTCACAAGTTCCCGGAAGAGACGCAGAGTGGAAACGGCAAACAATCGCAAACACAAGTGAAAGACAATTCACTCAAGAATTTGAATGTGAATTCTTAGGATCGGTTGATACTCTGATTACTCCATCAAAACTAAGGACAATGGTTTATGATGACCCTATTGCGAAGAATAAAGGTCTAGATGTCTATGAAGATCCAATAGATGACAAAACATATTTAATTACAGTAGACGTTTCTCGTGGAACAAGTAACGATTATTCTGCATTTATAGTTTTTGATATAAGTGAATTTCCATACAGGGTAGTTGCAAAATATAAAAATAATGAAATAAAACCTATGCTGTTTCCCTCTATTATACATGAAGTAGCAAAGGGGTACAATAAAGCATTTGTTTTAGTTGAAGTAAATGATATTGGTGAGCAAGTTTCTAGTATATTACATTTTGATTTAGAATATGATAATATTTTAATGTGTTCAATGCGAGGTAGAGCTGGACAATTAGTAGGACAAGGATTTTCTGGCAAAAAAACTCAGATGGGCATTAAGATGTCAACAACTGTAAAAAAAGTTGGATGTTCAAATCTAAAAACAATTATTGAGGACGATAAACTAATAATCAAAGATTATGATATTATTAGTGAACTCACAACATTCATTCAAAAAAATAAATCATTTGAAGCAGAAGATGGATGTAATGATGATTTGGCAATGTGTCTTGTCATTTTTTCTTGGTTAATCGTTCAACCTTATTTCAAGGAAATGACCGATAATGATGTAAGGAAAAGAATTTATGAAGAGCAAAAAGACCAAATAGAGCAGGATATGTCACCATTTGGATTTATATCTGATGGATTAAATAATGAAACTAGTTTTGTTGATGATTCTGGAGATAGATGGTTTACTGATGAATATGGAGATATGTCATATATGTGGGAATATTCATAATGGATCTCAATAAACAAATAAATTTAGAGCATCTTTTATTTGTTGAGAGAAAATGTAGATCGTGTAAAGAGATTAAAGATTTATTGGAAAATTTTTATTTAACCAGAAAAGATAGAGGTTATTTTCCATCATCATATTCATATGAATGTAAAGATTGCACCGTGAAAAGAATAATTTCTAGTAGATTGCAGCATAATGCCCCTAACAAGTGGGAATATCCAGATTGGTAGTGTTCATGGATGGTTTCCCCATTTTAAAAAACCTAAATTATAAATACTTCTAGGCAAAATGAACTTCTTCAAGAGGAAAAAAGATGGCTGTAAATTTAGTATCACCAGGAGTTAATATTAGAGAAGTTGATTTAACAACAGGTGGGGTTAGAATTTCTAATTCTCAAGTTGGTGGAATTGCTGGTCCATTTGCAAGAGGGCCAATAGAAGAACCAATCCTGATTACATCAGAATCTGCTTTAGTAAATACTTTTGGCAAGCCACAAAAGACCGGAGATCAATCAGAGTATTGGTTGACTGCATCTTCATATCTGTCATACGGTGGTGCTTTAAGAGTAGTTAGGGCAGATGGAGAAGGTTTACAAAACGCAGTTGCAGGAACAGCAACAACTGTAAAGATTAAAAATTTCACAGAGTATGAATCTTCAACACCAACCAATTGGTATTTTGCTTCAAAGGATCCTGGATCTTGGGCAAATGGATTAAAAGTTTGTGTTATTGATGCATTTGCAGATCAAACTATTGCAATAAGCACCAGTAATCCTTCTGCTTTGGGTGCAATTGTTGGGAACGGAGTAACTGTTTCCATTTCAAACGAAGTAATTCCAGGAATAACAACTTCATTGTTTAATGGATATTTGAAAGGAGTTATTACGGGAGTTTCAACAACAGCATCTATCTCAACTATTTCAGTAAAAATTATTTCAAGAGTTTCAAGTGGTAATACTGAGACTGCTATTGAATACATAGAAAACAATAGAGCAAATTCTATTAAATCTTCTGATACTTTAAGTTTTTTAAATACATCTGGAGTTTCAACTGGAGCCACAATTGCAGCCGGTACAGTATCGGATTGGTATAGTCAACAAACATTGGGATTAACTAATAGCACAGTATATTGGAAATCTATCGCATCAAAACCAGGAACATCTGAATATGCTTCGGCAAGAAATTCCAAAAACGATGAAATGCATATTGTAGTCGTAGATGATACTGGTTCTGTTAGTGGAATCTCTGGAAATATTCTTGAAAAATTTGTTTCACTATCAAAAGCAATTGATGGAAGAGTAACTCCATCACAATCATATTATTACAAAGATGTAATTGCGACAAGATCTCAATACATTTATGTTGGTGTTGCAGAAACTGGAGTAAAGTCTGTTATTTCCTCAACTGCATCACCATGGGGAGTGAATGCACAAGATCAAAAATTTGATGTTATTGGATCTAAAGTATATTCATTAATTAATGGAAAAGATTATAATGGAGCAGTTGGAAACTATAGTGCTTCCATTTCAAACGTAATTTCTGCTTATAATAAATTTAAAGATGTTGAAGAGGGACAATTAGATTTAATTATTGGAGGCCCATCCGGAAGTGCTGTTCTTTATGAATCCCAAAGTAAGGCATCAGCAATTTTAGCAATTGCTTCTGAAAGAAAAGATTGTATTGCTTGTATTTCTGCTCATAAAAACTCTGTAATTGGGCAAACAAGTTCTGAATTACAAACATCTAATATTATTGAATTTTTCAGACCTTTACAATCAACTTCATATGGAGTTTTTGATTCTGGTTACAAGTATATGTACGATAGATTTAATGAGAAATTTGAATGGGTAAATTGTAGTGGAGATGTTGCTGGTCTAATGGCTAGAACTTTCTTTAATAATTATCCTTGGTTCTCACCTGCAGGAACTTCTAGAGGAGTAATTAATAATAGTGCAAAGTTAGCATACAATCCAAATCAATCACAACGTGATAGATTATATGTAGAAAATATCAATCCAATTATAGTTTCTCCAGGAGCAGGAACAATTTTATTTGGTGATAAAACTGCATTTAGACAAACTTCTGCATTTGATAGAATCAATGTCCGTCGTTTGTTCTTAACGATTGAAAAAGCAATTCAATCTGCAGCAAGAGCACAACTATTTGAGTTTAACGACATTATTACAAGAACTAATTTCATTAATATTGTGGAACCATATCTTCGTGATGTTCAAGCAAAGAGAGGAATTACCGAATTCTTGTTAGTTTGCGATGAATCAAATAATACTCCTGATGTAATTGATGCAAATCAATTCAAGGCTGATATTTATATCAAACCAGCAAGATCAATTAATTTCATTGGTCTTACATTTGTTGCCACAAGATCAGGAATTTCCTTCGAGGAAATTGTTGGTTCTGTTTGATAACATTAATCAAATTTTAAGAGGAAAAGCAAATGGCAAACAATCCTTCATTTAGAGATAGAACAATTTTAGATTTTAGATCAAGACTTGTTGGTGGTGGAGCAAGACCAAATTTATTTGAGTGTGTTTTATCGTTTCCACCTGGATTAGGAATTACTCTTGATGTCGATTTTAGACTTATGGTAAAGGCAGCAACTCTCCCTGCATCTACAATTGCTCAAATTGAAGTTCCATTCAGAGGAAGAAGATTAAAAATTGCTGGTGATAGAACATTCGATCCATGGACAATCACTGTTATCAATGATACTGATTTTAAAATTAGAAATGCATTCGAGCAATGGATAAATTATATGAATAGACATGAAGATAATGCTGGTGTAATTACTCCAGCCAATTATCAAACTAATATGGAAGTTTTGCAATTGGGTAGAGGAACCACCAATACTACTAATTTACCAAATCTTTCTGATCAGATGAATGTTTTGAAGAGATATAAATTCTATGGTTGTTTCCCAACAAACGTTACTCCTATTGATCTTGCATATGATAATAATGATGCAATTGAAGAGTTCAATGTTGATTTACAATATCAGTGGTATGATGCATTAGATTCAGAAAAAACTATTCTTGGATCTTCATCGGATCCAGGAAATACATCGGAAAATGTCAATCCTCAGTTTTGAACCTTAAAATTTTAAAGATAAATACTAAAAATAAGATCTTTATAATTTCTAATGGCTAAATTATTTGGTTTCAAAATTGATAGTATGGGAGATAAGGACAAAAAAGTCCTTTCTCCCATTCCGCATAATGACGAAGATAAATCAGAATTTTATGTATCTAGTGGATTTTATGGTCAATATGTAGATATAGAAGGAGTTTTTAAAGACGAAACACAATTAATTCAAAGATATCGTGAAATGTCACTTCATCCGGAGTGTGACAGTGCAATTGAAGATGTTATTAATGAGGCAATTGTATCAGATTTAAACGATTCTCCAGTACAAGTCGATTTATCAAATCTTCCTGCATCGGAAAAACTAAAAGATGCAATTAGAGATGAGTTTAAATATATTAAAGAACTCATGGATTTTGATAAAAAATGCCATGAGATTTTTAGAA